TTTTCTACGTTTTGTAACTCTTTTGGTATGATCATTTTTTCTACTGGATGAGTCATTTTTTCTCCCTTACTTGTTTGTTCATATAGCAATATAGTAATGCCTAAATGTATTCCCCAAATCTTTTTATCTCCCTACCGGGAACGCCAACGACTGTAGCATTATCGCCTATGTGATCTATGACGACTGTTCCTGCTCCTAGTGTGCAGTTCTTTCCTACATTTTTAAAGTTAATTATAACACTACCTGCCCCTATAGAAGTAGCTTCGCCCACATTGACATCTCCACAGATTCTAGCTCCAGGACTAATAGTGCAATAATCCCCTATCGTACTAGATTGATTAATGGACGCAGCGGTATTTATATGTACATGTTGACCAAGGTTCACTCTAGTAGTTAAAACGGAATACGGTCCCATTGTAAGACCATTTTTGTATTTACATTGTGTTCCGATTACAGCTGTTTCATGTATTAGGTTTGCTGCTCGATCAAGTCTATTTATTTTTGATTCTATTTCTCTTCTTATCACAGAAGAGTTGATAGCTATTGTATATTTTAAATATGGATATTTGTCTAATAAAAAATGTACAAAAGATATATCGCCAAGTAGATTCTTATTATCTACAGACGGATCATCATCTAAGTATCCTATAACATTCCAGTACTCATACTTGTCAGAAGAAGCTAAGTATTCTAGGTCTTTAGAATGTCCACCAGCTCCAATAATAACTAAGTCCATATGGTCACCAAATAAACAAATATGATCCAAAACTATTACTTATAGTTTTCTTATCAATTTCTTCACCATCTTCATTTAAGATTGACTTTACACTCGACATATCATTGATAAGATTTTTCATTAATAGTTTACCATTGTCAAAGAATGGAGCGTGTACGGATAGCAAAAGTGGTATCTTGCATTCGTTTAATGTATTTATATATTCTTTGATTAGACTAAATTCATGTCCTTCAATATCAATTTTGATTAAAGAAAAATCTCCCATAGAAATCAATGTATCTAATCCTATTGTTGCGATAGCATTTGACCCTGCATTGACTTCTGAAACTCTAGTCATCGAGTCGCCAAAAAAATGATTAGACTCCAAAAAAGCCTCCTCTAACTTTGAAGCAGCTTTATTTATTACCTCTATATTTTTAATTGAATTAAGATCTATATTTTTTTGCAGGATCTTATTTGCTACAGGATCTGGCTCAACGGCAATTACTTTTCTAGAGAGAATAGATCCATATATAGCCGTTGGTCCAACCCAGGCTCCTATGTCTAAGTAATCTTTATCTTTTGATAAATAAGTATCTAAAACTTTAAATGTTTCTGGCTCCCAAGAAGAGTATTTTTCTGACCAAAAATTATACCCCTTCTCTTGGTGCAGTTCTGCGCTATCTTCTACAGTAAAAGATAAATTATTTTTATTTACAACTATATTATTTGTCATTACAAAAACCAGCCTTCACTTCTTCTCCCACCTATGTGAGTGACTAATGGTTCATCGTAGATGTTTCCATAAAATCCAAATCTATAATCTTTATCTATAGAATGTACTTTTGTTGTAAACTCAGATTCACCGCCGTGATCTGGCCAATCCATCTTAACTGTAGACATAGGGTATAAGCATGGGTTCAAGGTAAACAATCGACCATGCTCAAAGTAATCTTCTTTCTGGTAATAATCTTCAAGGTGTTGAAATACAAATCCACCTACCGCTTCTTCAGGAGGGTTAACCGATGCACGCACTAAAGCCATTTGAACAAGATGTGGATTCTGTCTTAATAAGAAAGCCATATGGTTTATGTCTATTGATTTATTAAATAAGAAGTCATCCTCTAAATGAAAAACATAATCTACTTCTGGATTAACGGAACTCCAAGCTGATTGGACTGCTCCAGCTAATCCTCTTCTTTGTTCATGGGATACTACTTTAAATTCTGGAAATCTATTAACCAAAAAATTATGATATCTTGGGTCTCCAGAATCATTAATAATTAGTTTTTCAAAAAAACTATAATTAATAACTTCATTAAATCGATCTATAGTCTGCTCTATGCAGGACTGTCTTCCGTCTGTTATTACTACTAATGATATTTTATTCATAATGGTAGTTCCTTTATTGGAGCGGGGTCGTGAATTAAGCTTCCAGTATCGCCAGTTACTAATATGTTTTTTTCATAGAAGCTAGTTAAACCTTCTAGTCCATCTGACTCATATATCTTGAAATGCTGTGCCCAAGCTGCACCATTATAAAGATCAGCTCCAGGACCAAGAGCTTTACATGACTCGTAGGCGTTTAGTATTTTTTTCATAAAATGATCTAAAGATCTCCATTGAAAATGTCTTATCTCTATAAGCTGAGGGCCAAAAACAATTTTATCATGACCATAATCATCTAGTGCAGTCTTAATATTGGAGCCGATGTCCCAGCCATTGTGTTGAACAAAATGATTTCCATTTGAAATTCTTACAAAGCTATCGCCATCTCTGAATTTGAAACAACTCTTGTGATTTGTGGGCAAATTCCACTTCCATTGAATTGAATGAAAAGGGGATAATCCAGGTTCATCAAATTCTGTAATCGAATGGTTTGTGTAAAGAACCCTATATGCATCTACTCCATCTTGATTTAGTAATTCAAAAACATCATGCAGAGTTTTATCATGCGCGTGCCAGATCTCATCAATATCAAAAGGTATGACCCATTGAGCGCCGTGATCTTTTGCCATAGAAGCTAGGTTGGTCATTTTATCAGACTGAGTATAAGCTACAACATTATCTTCTAGAATTATAACCTGTATATCAGGGTTGAACTTAGCAATGTTTTGCTTTGCTTCTTCCATTTTTTCTCTAGTGTTATCTTTTGAAAGGTTATCCGCGACTATTATTCCTGCAGCACCGTTTGCAGCAAGGTGATACATCGTATGGTCGATGATATCTCCTTCATCTTTAGCCATACCTACAGCCCAAAAATTAGTTGACATTTATAATCTCATTTCCCACTGCATTGAAACCATTTGCCATATTCCATTGAATTGAATTTTCTCTATACATTTTAGCCTGAAGAGGTTCAGCGGTATCTATCGGATAAAAAATATACCCAGCTTTTTCTAGTCTGTCATAGAAAACTGAATCTGCTCCAGGCCAACACCATTCTTCGTCGTTCCATCCGTCTACTGCGTCATACGCTGCTCGGCTTGTCATGACTTGATTATGATCTAGTCTATCTGCACCTCGCAACAGTGGTTCGCTAAAGTACCTAATGCCTCTGCCATCAATTCCGCCACCATCTATATTGTCATCAATGTCTTTTACGTGCTGTGCACAAAAGACAACATCATGATTAGTTTTGTCTACATAAGACATCATCTTCTCCAGCATTGTTGGATAGAAATAATCATCATCTGCTAAATACATAAGATATTCGCCATTAGATACATCTCTTACTCCTGTATTTATTTGAGTAGCATATCTAGCAGTTTTTAATCTGTCTTCTTCTTTTATATTTGAGTTAAAAGCTACAACGTTCTTATATGCAATGTACTCCTGTATGATGTCGATCACTTCTTTGTGAGAAGAATTATCGTCAGCTATTATTAATTCAAAGTTATCATATGTTTGATTGATGACTGATTCTATAGCTCTACGTAGATACTTTGGATTATTGTAACTTGTTAATATAACTGATACTTTTTTACTCTGCATTGTTTTTTCTCCATCTAAACATATTTCTCCAGTGCACGCACTGCCACAAAATCCACATAGCCATAAATCCTGGCTTATTAAATATAATAGAGTAAACAGCCCAAGGAATAGAATGTAAAGCAACAATCAAATGACCTTGCCATTTTTTGTTACCTACCTGATAGCTACCATAAACTCCTATTAATTCCATGAAAAATAAAAGCCATGTCCATGTTTGTTCGCTCATGTATATATTATATCAGATTATTTTTTCCAAAGAAAGGATAGATACATCAAAAATACTAATAGAAAAAAAGTAGCACGCATTTCTATTAAGTGTCGCTTATGACTTTATTAATTAGAAAGAATAATCGCATAAGATCATTGTTAGTTATACTGAATACGTTTACATTTCCATCTCTTGTTTTAATTGTAAAAGTATGCGCGTGAATAAGGTCACCCTCAGTGCTCAACATGGATGTTTCTTTAGTCAGGTTTATTTGCTCTATCATCGGCATAAAACCACTAAAGGAACTTTCTTCTGACATAACACACCTTACTATAATATGAAGTCTATCATAGACTACAATATGATAGTCTATCATAGCATAAAACTACAATCGTATATGGTATCATTGACTATCAATAATCTGAGGAAGTGATATCAATGAAATATTTTCTACATAAAAAGTCTATATTATTTAAATCAATATTTTTAAATCTAAAATCAAAAATACCATTTTTAAATAAAAAGAATAAACAACCTTTTATCTATTAGTATATGAATTTCGATAAAGATCTTTTAAATATATCTTCAATACTAAATTCTGCAAACTTAAAAAATCTAGACAACCATTCCTTAATTAATGTACAAAATAATATGAATGAAGATTATTACTACACTGAGCGGAGATTGGGGCGATCCCGACCCAAGAATGATATACAAGATCAATAAAGATGGCCATCATGGTTGTAATTTTGTCTATAATCCAGATATCCTAGCTTTAGGTTGCTCAGTCACTGCTGGTTGTGGGATCCCATATGATTTAACTTGGCCACATTTGGTAGCAAGGGAGTTAAATCAAACGGTAAATGTGATATCATACCCCGGTGCCTCGATTCAAAGAATATTTAATAATTTTATATGTTATGTAAAAGAATTTGGACTGCCTAAAAAAATTTTATTCCTAACACCAGATTTAGGAAGGCTTTGGTTTCCAGAAATAAAAAAAGAAGATCTAATGTCTTCTTTTTATTGGGATTCTTTCGATAATAACTTTATGTTTAGCGAAAATAAGAAACAAAAACCTTTAATATATAAAGATTATTTTAATATCAATAGAAGCCTTCCTTTGGAAACAGCTGTTTTCAGTGCCCTTACTTCACTTAGTTATTTAGAGTTTTTTCATAATTTGGGAATAGAATATAATTTTTTTTCTTGGGATGGAGAAACTAATCATATCTACAATAAAATGGACAATGAATTCTATATTAGCACTGGAGATGAAGAAAACAATTTGCGTTACCTAGCAGAGCACGAGCGTTGTTTAAACCACCATTGCCTAGATGAAGAACATTCTTTTTTCTGGAACGCTGCAAACGATTATGGCTCTCATCCCGGAATGCATTCCCATGTTCATTATGCTGAAAGATTTTTAGGAAAATCTCTTTCTGAAAAAACAATAAAAGATTCCAAGGTGACCAAAAGACCGTGATAATATACGGCATTAATGACTCTAGCCACGATGCTGCTCTATCTGTTTTAGTAGATGGAGAAATAGTTTTTGCAGCCCATGCAGAAAGATACTCAAAGGCTAAAAATGATTGGAGTTTAAACGCAGAAATCTTTAATGAAGCGTTTGAATTTGGCAAACCCGATGTTATAGCTTATTATGAAAAAAGAAAGTTAAAATCTTTAAGAAAATCTATTTATGGTGGAAATAATGGAAAGTATAAAAATTTATATAATAATATTATAGATCTTAATGCAAAAGAAATCCAAGTTAGTCATCATTATTCTCATGCAGCTGCTGGTTATTATACTAGCAATTTTGATAACGCAGCTATAGTCGTTATTGATGCTATTGGCGAATTTGATACAGCCAGTATTTGGGTAGGCGAAGGCGATAAAATAAAATCTAAATATAAAATGAGGTATCCCAATAGTTTTGGATTATTCTATAGCGCCTTTGCCGATTTATTGGGGTTATTGGCCGGAACTGAAGAATACATCCTAATGGGGATGGCTGCCTTTGGGAAACATACTCCAATGTTTGATTATGTAAACTCTATTTTTAGTTCTTATGATAGACAACTTTTTAATTTTCATAGAAGTATAAAAAATTTTCCATTTATTATTAGAGATGATCAAGATAGATTTGACCTAGCCTATGCTGTACAGAAAGTATATGAGTTAAGATTAATTGAATTTATGAACTACGCTAAAAAAATAACTGGTAAAACAAACCTAGTTTTTATGGGCGGGTGTGCTCTAAACTGTTCAGCCAATACGGAATTATTGAATACATGGGATGACGTATGGATAATGCCTAACCCAGGTGATGCCGGAAGTAGCCTAGGGGCTGCTCTCGCGGTCAACGGCAAGCATGCTAGGTGGACAGGGCCGTACTTAGGTACCAATATACCTGGAGCTTATCCTGTTGAAGAACTGTTCAATTCATTAAAGAATAAAAAAATATCAGCAGTTGCTTCTGGGAGAGCAGAATTTGGACCAAGAGCCTTAGGTAACAGATCTATACTAGCTGATCCAAGAGATCCAAATATAAAATATGAAGTAAACAAAATAAAAAACAGAGAATCTTTTAGGCCTTTTGCCCCAATAGTTTTAGAGGAGTTTGCAGATGAGTGGTTTGAAATTAATGGTCAATCACCGTATATGCAATACGCCGTAAAATGTAGGAAGCCAGATTTAATTCCATCTGTTGTTCATGTTGATGGGACTTCTAGGGTGCAAACTGTAAACCAAGATCAGCATAAAGGGCTTTACGATTTGTTGGTAAAGTGGAACGGTTATACGGGGGTCCCAGTATTGCTCAACACTAGTTTGAATATTAAAAACCAACCACTGCTAAATGATATCAATGACAAAAAACAGTGGGACGACAACAATCCAAGTTTTGATATACACTAAATTACAAGTTATTTATTTTGCTTTTATTTTTCATCAAAATATTATATCATATATTAATTTTGTTTAATATATCCTGGGCAGGGTGTGTGTGATTAAAGCTACTTTTTATTAGTTTGTTTTTTAAATGTAGAAACATTTTTAGGAGATTGTCCTTTAACACCTTTTTCTGGTGTTCCAGATTTTCTTTTTCTAGTTACTGCACTTTTTTTCTGAGAAGGACTCATAGATGCCGCCTTAGCAGCAGGTACACACTTGGCATATCCTGATCCACCAGCGCCAGACGTACCACATGGTTGAAGCTTCCCATCTTTTTTGGGAGCACCAATATTAACCCACTTCTGGTCAAACCATTTAGTTAATCCAACACCTTTAGGGCCTGGCATAATTATTTCTTTCCACTCTTTGACTGCTTAGGCTTCTTAGTAGGCGTACAGTTAGGAACTAGTTTCCCACCCTTTACCTTCATTCCTTTAGCAGAATAGCCTTTCCAACACGCCATTATTTTTTCTTTCTTAAATTTTTTTCATAATCTTTTTTATAGAAAGAACCTTTATTTTTTAAATCTTTTTCTATTTCTTTTTTTCTTTCAGAAGATTTTTTTTGCGCAGACATACTATTTTTTCTTTGTTGCTTTTTTAGCCGAAACAGTTTTCCAAGTTCCGCCCATTGACTTATACTTCTTTGCAGCCCAGGCATTAGCATAGGCTGAAGGATACACATCAAATTTAGACTTAGCTTGCGATTTTGCTGAAGACCACAAGGCTGCTTTTGTTGGTTTGTTTACCTTTGCCATAATATTAACAATCCCATTTTCTTAGTGCCAATGTTTTACGAGTTGGCTTACCATTAGGTTTTTTTGCAGGACCCGGCATACCGCTCATTCGTGCACAAAAAGATTTGCGACGTGCAGCGGATTTGGGAGACTTAGCAGCCTGTTTAGCTGACACTGGTGGTTTAAGGTTTCCACCTGTGGCTCTATTATAAGATGCTCTGCCCTTAGCATTGAGTCCACCCTTAGGATTCTTGCCTGCTTTTCTTTGCCATGTTGGAGACTTAGCCATATCAGCCCATCGGTCCCATTGACTTAAAGGCCTTCATGAATCCTGTAAAAAATTTTCCAGTACGTCCCATCGGTTGCATTGAGGATCTAGCACCAGAAGATCTACCTACTGTTCTAGCTACTCTAGCTACTCCTGCTTGAGCACCAGAAGACCTACCAAGCCTTTGCGATGCTACCCTTTGTGCTTCTTGCTCTGCATATCCCATTCCCCCTGAGGAGAATCCTGACATTTGACCAAACAATCCCATAGTATATCTCCTTGAGTAATATTATTTTTTCTTTGCTTTTTTAGCTGCAATAGCCTTTTGAATAAAAGGAGGAAGCTGCTTCTGTGCTGCAGTCATGCCACCCATTTTAGCTGCTGGTTTAGCAGCTGGCTTAGCCATCATTTTTTTTGCGGAAGTTTTTTTCATTGCCATAATATTATCCTACTTTTTCTTTTTGTTTGTTGTTTTAATTTTTGAGCTGAACGTCTTAGCGCTTGATGCCTCACGCCCATACTTTTTTGCTTTTGGAACAGTCTTTGATCCATCCATGGTGTTGTCTAAAACTGTGTTAGCATTATTGTACACAGATGATTTTGGTTTCTTTGCAGCCATTTTATTTTCCTTTAGTTATTTTTCTAAGCGTCTTAGCAAGGTTTGCTTGCTTGACAGTTCTTGGACTATATTTGCTTGGATTCTTTGAAACAGCTGCTGCCATTCCTGCAACTGATTTGCCAGCTTTTTTAGCTTTAGCGGTAAAGGCTCCTGGTCGTTTAATCGCTCCCTGGATCCAATTCTTTTTTGATGCCATTATTACTCCTGTTATAAAGATATATGGAGGTGATACAAGTATAGTACCACCTCCATATAAATTTTTAATGTAAACCAAATATTATGGTTTATGTATTATCAGCCTATTACTTTGCCTTTAGTGTCCTTGATTGGACGCTTAGCCATCTTCATTTGACCAGTACTTGCTGATGGCTTAGGAGCCGAAGTACCCTTTTTTTCGATGTTCTTACCTTTGGTGTCCTTGATAGGGCGAACACCCTGCTTTGCCTGACCGGCACTTACTGCTGGATCTGGAGCTGACAAACTGCCACCCTTACCCATTTTACTTGAGGCTTTCTTCATTGCCATTTTATTTCTCCTTAGGTTAATACTAGTATTATTTTTTTTGTTTTCCGATGCCATGTAATATGCATATCTATTTTGTCATCGACCTTGTCTACTTGATCATCTACATGATCAATTTTGTGGTGCAATTGAATGATATCATCCTTTACACCTACGAGCAAATTAGCCACCACGTTGTGGTCATCTTTATTTTCTTTTCTGCCCCTCTGCACTAAAGAGGCTAAAATAGCACCTAAAGCAGCAATCAAGGCAACGGTAATAGTTGGTTCCATCTCGTTGCCTTAATTAGAGTTCACTTTTTTTTTACCAGCAGCTTTTGGGGCTGAGGCGTTAGGCATTGTCCCATACATGAAACCTGAGTCTGGCTGTAGGGCTGCTCCACTTTTTTGTGCAGAGCTACTTTTTGCTTTTGCCATTTTTGGTTTTGCCATTTTTGGTTTTGCCTTTCATTTTTGTTTGTTCTTTTTTAGAAGCTTTTGCTATTTTCTTTTCTCCGTAAGCACCTAAAAACAAACCGTTGAATACATTGCTAGTACCCATTTTTGGTTTAGTTGCATAATTAAAACCGCTTATTCGAATTATTTTTTTTATCGTCATTACTTCTTCTTCTGACTTAATTAGTGGCTACATCTTCTTCTGTGGAGCTATTACTATTTTGTTCCTGTTCAGACTCATTAGAGTCTTCCCTTTTTTGCTCATTAGTATTGGACCAATTGCCCTTGATTATTCTTCTGAATTGAGCTTTAGACATAAGTAGTATAGTAACAAAAAAAAGACCCCCTTAAACTTTTAAATCTAAGGGGGTCTTTAAATATATTAAGATTAAGCGCTCTTCTTTGGTCTACCCTTAGGCTTTGTAGCCTCGGTAGTAGGCTTAACTTTAGGGGCAGCTTTTGGAACCTTTGTTTCAACAGCTTTTGCTACCTTCTTGCCTTCTTCGGTTGCTGTTTTAGCAACCTTAGAAACAGCCTCATCAGCTACTTTTGCAACATCTGTGATGTCCTTTGTAGCTCTATCAATAATTGAGTTGATGGCTTTATCTTGAGCAGATTCAGGGCTCTTTTTCTTTAAAGAAAGAAGAAGAGAACTTAATTTGTTAGCTAACTTTTTGATCATTTTTACCTCTTGTAATAAGTTGAATTAATTCAACCTTTATAATACACTCTTTTTTTATAAAAAGCAAGTATTGGACAATATTATTTTCCCTGCTGAGAATCTTTAATTAAAGTATAGCGTTCGCCAGTTTCTCTAGATACTAAAGCAAAGCCATCTGCAGCAGCTTCTTTAATTGCTTCAGACAAAGCTTCCTTATCCGATGGATCTATATTCACCAAAGGTATTGTTACCCCTGCATATACGTCTATGTTTTCAAAATTGCCGATATTAATTTTGCGGTTTACGCCACATATGAATACTGGATTTGTTGATATTGTTACTTCTTGAGCCATTAAGTTTACCACCTGGTTTATTGGAGAGTCTATTGATTGTTCGTGTGCGTTTTGACTTACCTTAGGCATTTTGATCCTTTAGTATGCCAATAACTTTAAGTGTTTCTAGTGCTTGTTCCTGAACTGTCATATTATTCGTGCGTATAGTGTGTGTCGCCACTCTTTGTACCATTTCCATTTCTTGTTCAGACTTATGGTTTTTTTGTTCTTCGCTCATAAGTCTTCCGTCTCTTTTGAGAATTCTATCATCTAAAGTTTGTTGATCAGCGTCAAAGCATATAACTATTCCATTTGGTTGGTTTAGTATCTTCTCCGCTTCATTTAAGAATCTTACGTCAGAAATAATAACTGCAAAAGGGAGTTCTTCTTCGTCTTCTGGTAAAGACTTATAATAAGACTGGTATAACTTAAGAGACTTTGACACACCCCATTTGGCAAAGCAGTCTTCGAAACCATTTCTGCATATGTCTCCCGCTTTTTGAAGGAATGATCTAGGCTTGTATCCTTCAGGTTCTATGTTAAGAGAATATATCTGCTTTGTTCTATCCACAATGTCTTCGTATCCGGGCATTGTGCCTAACGGAGAGCCCCCATACATATCAAACAGTACATCGTGTATTGCATAAAGTTGTCTATTATTTTGGTTCATCCCCATTATGGATCTTTTAATGGAAGACAGTTCATATAGAGGTAGCGCATAGAATATATGATCCCACTTTACCCCGTGCATAGAAGTGTCTATAGAGCCCTTGGGGACAAGGTGTTCAGCTACAGAAGTCTTACCGCTACCAGCTTTACCGGCTAGTCCTATTATAATTGGTTGTTCTTTTTTAAAATGTTCTAACATAATACTGATATTATACCACTTACTTATCTGTGTTTTGTGCTTTTCGTTCTTTTAGTTGATCCAAAAACTCATTGGCTAACATATCTGCTTCCCAAACAAAAGCCCTAGGAACCTGGAGAACCCTAAATGGGTATTCCTGTTTGATATCCTCGACGGTCATTAACAATGGAAGTAAAGCAGCGTTCTTGCACTTCCATTGACCGGAGATATGGTTTGCAACTACAGCTGAGTCGGTATATATTATTGGGTCTTTTAGATCTGACATAGAACACATCAATAGCCCTGCTATAACTGCTTCATATTCTGCTTCATTATTAGACCTAGGGCCTAAGCCTCTGGCAAACTGTGCAACTTTTTTTCTATTCTTATAGACAACAGCTGCACATGAAGCTTCTCCAACTTTTTTTTGACCTTGCCCCCTAGATGCTCCATCGCAAAAAACTTCAATACTCACACAATACCTAGTCTACTTTTATATTAGTTGGTATTCCCAACTCTTTTGCTCTGGCAATAATTCTTTTCTCCATAGACTCAGAAGGTACTGAGTATGTTACTTGCAATAGGTATCTAGACTTATTATATTCTGCCTGAGTTGGAAAATCTAAATTTTCTCTAATCGAAGAATAAAATTCTTCACTAGAATTAACGGACTTATAGTGTCCTATATACATGGTGTCTCCTAAAACGTACTAAAATCTTTATCAGACAAAAACCCTTTGTCTTCTCTAGATGTTGCTATCTGCATGTTCTGAACTTTGTCTATCAGTTTTCTCGAAGACTCGGAAGATATTCTTGCAGCAGCCTCCATCGATTCAGCTAGTTGGACAACTGACTCAACAGCTGTTAAGGCCATATATTCTTTCTCTGCAGCAGCTATAGCAGCTGCTTCTCGCTCAGCCTCGTTCTTGCCAACTCTATTGGCCTTGTATACTCTCTTGTACCTAGCCTCCAATAGCTTGTACTGAGCTCTAGCAATTCCGGCAAACCTAGCAGCTCTTCCGTAAACATTAGATGATCTAGCAACCAGGGAAGCTAAATCATTGATGGTTAGATCTACGTAGTTTGCATCTGGTATTTCTATGAAGTACTTATCTAGATCTTCTGACTTAGAGAATGCATTGACTATCTCCTGCAGTTGAGGATTTAAAAAGTTAAATAGACCATTTAATAGATCGTCGTTGGTATCCAATTCATTCTCTTTCTATGTTTGTTATCAAAAGGAACTCTTCCATTCCGTTCTGAAAATAATATTTCTTTTATCTTTAGTTTTATTTTACTAATGTGTTCTCTAACAGTATTTGGGTGCTCTGTTATTTTAGCAGCTATTTCAGAAGATTTCTTTCCATCTACATATTTCCATTTTATTAACTGCCTTTCCTGAACTGTTAGATAACAAAAAGGTGGTTGAGTATCTTCTCCTAAGATCCAAAACTCATCTACGTTGTCAGAAAAAATTAAATCTGTAACAGCATAGTCTATTTGATCGATGTTAACGCCTTGTATAGGGGCAGAGTTTCCATCTTCATCATTGTAATCACTACCATTATACAGCGGAAAACTCTTCCTTCCTAATTGGTCAATCAAAAACGTATCTACATTCTTTTTAAGAAGATAAAAGAAGTAGCTATAAAGAAATGCACTGAAGGGAATTGGTCCTTTTTCTGAATCTTTTTTTTCGTATCGACTAATGCATTGAAAGAACGTCATTTGGACTGTCTGTCTAACATCCTCATCTGTACAGTATCTTTTTGTCATATAGTTTATTCCGTCGCATACATTCGTTTACGTGCTTATATCCGGCTTGATTCAATTTGTTCTTCATTAAATTAAATCTTATAAAGTTGTCCTTCACGAAGAGGGACATAAACCTTCTTATGTCATAGTCATTGAAGTTGTATTTTCCATGGTATAACATTGTTACGTACTTGGTTAAAAAGTTATTAAAAACTTTTAATAGCTCCTGTTGTGATTTTTCTGAACCGTTTTTAGCCTTAGCTATCAGCTCTTGCATTTCGTTTTCTTCTAAATTATAATATTGCTCCTTGTAATTTGACATTACTTTCCTTCCCAATATGGAATCTTGTCCATATAAAAATTTCTTATGTCTTCATAGAAGACTACTTGAGGTATTCCTATCTCTTGAGCAAAGTTTTTTGCTGCAGTAGAATACTTACTGCAAATAAAAGTCAGCTTACTAAACTCATCTGGGTAATATCTCTTAAACCTTTTAAGCTTTATCTTACTCTTATCGTCGAGGTAGCCTTTTACCTCCATCCACTCATCGACCTTTGGTAAATAAAAATCTGGAGTGTACCCTTTTGTTCCGCCTTTTTATTGGAAAAGTAAAAACTTTTGGTTCAAATTCAAATTCTATTTTGTATGCGTTATATATCCTGGCTATATTGGCTTCCCAATTAGATCTCATGGAGATGCCAAGATCTTCCCTTAGTCCACTCTTGGTATTTCTGTAGGCATTTCCCCTCTGATTCTTATTTTCTTCCTTCAAAACTTCCATGTCGATAGCATTACTGACTAGCTTCTTAAAGTCTGGGTGTGATTTCATTTTTGTCCTGCAAAAAAAATATTGCTCAGGAGTGGAAATCTCTGTTGTCATGGTGCTATCCTTATCTCTGTCAAGCGTACAACTATTATACTTTATATTTTAAATAAATACAAACAATAACCACAAAAAGTTGCCAATAGGGCAGAAAGGTGATAGAGTATCTATCATGAACACATTAAACACAATCATTAACAGTATGAGCCAGTCAATTAACGAGTCAGTTATCGAGGACCTTACGGTTCTTGGTTTTGATCACAGCGAAGCAGTGAAGATCGTTGTTGAGTCTGACTTCGACTTCATCACCTCGTCACAGTTAGACCCTGTAGGCCAGTTTTAATTAATAATATATAAACAAAAAACCCCCGTACAGAAATGTACGGGGGTTTTTTTATATGTCTTTTTTAAACTTCTTTAACCTTATAGCTCCAATACCGCAGGCCCCACTTTGTGA